AGAATTTCATCTATATAAAAGCTACTTTCGAACGTTGCTGTTCCTGAAGTAGTATTAGGCATATGCTACTCCTTATTAAAAACTTTTACTTAACTCTAATACTATTGTGTAATGATCATGAGCTGTGTGACCATGGGTCGTTAAGTCAATGTCGCCATCAACACCTGATCCAGCGTTATTTTTAATACCACCAAAAGATCTAAAATCCATGTATCCCATGGTAGTTCCTGCTGCTGCACTACCACCTAATACTAATCCAACTACGTTAGAAGAAGCGTTAAATTCTAATGCAACTCTCATTCCACCAATATCATACCATACTTGAGTAATTGAAACTCCAGAGCAATCTACTCCTTGTGAGTTTTTTGCTAATGTTGAAACATCTATCTTTTTAACCGAAGCTTCACCGCTTCCATCAGATATGTTTGTAAGTTTTATGATAGCGGTTTTACCACCATCAGATATTGTTTGAGTTGTTACTGCGTCTGCCATTTTGTTTTTCCTCCGTTAGAGAGAAGGGGCCGAAGCCCCCGCTCCACATAAAGTTTATTTTTTAATATACTGAGTATTCTAGTTCAACTGTAAATCTACCAGCTGTAATATCAGCATTAACTGTAGTAGTTGCTCTTGCGTACAAGTGTACGTTTGCAACAGCTGCAGTTACGTTTGGTACAAAGATATGATAATTACCAGCAGTATTATTAAAGTTTACATCAACCTCAGTAATAGATTGTGTAGCACTTAACTGCTCGTTAAATGATGTAACACCAGCACCAACAATTTCTGTTCCAGATACAGCAGCGTTTGTTGCTGTTCCTGAATCTGAACTTAGTGCTAAATTACCTACCAAAGTTTGCCCTGCTGCAGTTGTAATACCGATCAAAGCTCTATGTATAAAGATTTTTGAAGGTGTTACTAAATCGTCAGGTGCATCAACGTTAAGTGTTCCTAGCTCTACAAGACAGTCATTGTCTGCGTATGCAGTTGCTGCTGCGTTAGTGCTAGCCAATGTACCAGCGAAAGATTGAATCTTTCTAGTTCCCATTGATATTAATTGTCCAGTTGAGTTAACTGAAAAACCAGTTTCTGTGATCGCGCCAGTAGCGGCTGCTTTATTAATTACGTTAAAGCCACCTTCTGTTCTGACCGGACCACTATAAGTTGTATTTCCCATAATTTTGTCTCCATTTCCGTTAATATAGTCCTGAGAAAGTCTACTGCATGAGTCTATACTAACTAAATTTAATATGCAGTGCGTCGAGTATACGCTTTTAAATGTAAATGTGCAAATAAAAAGGGGCCCGAAGGCCCCTTTAAATTGATTCTTTTGTTTAAGAATTAAACACCTGGTGAACCAAAAATACCACGCCAGTCAGAAAAGCCGAAGCTGTATCTTTCTCTAGCTTTGTATCTCATATTACCAGTGTCAAAATCACCTTCCATAGCAGTTTTAATTGCTGCTCTAGTAAAGTGTTTTAGTCCATTAGGAACATCCGTTTTGATAAAGAATGCGTCATCATCAGTTAGGAAGTTGTTTACCACGTATCCTTGTGGCAACATTCCTTTTGAAGATAGTGCATTGATATCGTTATCAGCAGTTCCAACACGTAGACTAGACTTTAAGATTCTTTCAGCTGTAAACTGTAGAGCTGAAGGTATAATCATTTTTAAGCCTCTAGCTGCAATTTTTAAGCCTCTTTCATCTTTAAACGCAGCAATGTCAATCATTGCTTGTTCTAGTGATGTTTCACTTAAGTCTGCAGCCACTGTTAACTCGTTCTTTTGATCTGCACCAGAAATAGTAGGGTGATCAAGAGCCATAAGGGCTTTGCCATCTCCACCATTTGCAGTGTCAAAACCGTTGTTAAGAACGTTTGCTGCTTTGATTTGTTTTGTGTTAGCCATAGATCTTGCTAGTGCTTTAGTATAACGCTTAGCGATGCTGTCATAAAGATTATCTTCTACAGCTTCCTCAGTGATAGAGAAAGCGAGAGCGATAGTCTCATGAGAGTAACGAGCTGTGAAGCTCTCATTCGCTTGGTCATACGCCACACCAGAACCTTCTGGTTTAACCGCTGCTTGTGCAAAACCACCTAGCATTACTTCTTCTTCAAAAGCTCTATCAGAAGTTTCTGAATCAAAGATTTCTGCGTGTTGGTTTTCGTAGTTTTTGTACTCAAGTCCAAATAAAGCATTTAGACCTGGCTCTAGCTCTTTTGCTAGTTGTTGTCTTGATATAGCCATTTTTTAAATCCTCCTGCTATTAATTTATATGGACAGCTTCGGCAATGTAGCATCTTACTACTGCATGTGCTCCGAGTGCATTGTCCGGGGTTTGAGCTAAACCTAGTACTTTAACAGCAGCACTACTAGCAGATGGTGAACTTGGCAGATCAATTTCATCACCAGAAATACCTGTCTTAGTATCTCCACCGTGAGTTTTAATGTGGTCTGCAAAAGTTCCAACATGTGCCTGAGTCATTGCTTCGTCAGTGTCGGTTTGAGCTTCGTACACTTGGTACGGATCATCGTAAACAAAAACTTCTCCTTGAACACCAAGAGCGGTGCCATCAAAGAAATTCTTGAAAGTTGGTTTATTAGTAGAAGAGTCGTCGTACTTCAGACCATTAAATACCATAAGACCAGTATTACCCGCAGCAGAAATTTCTACATGTCCTGCATTGAATTTTACTAGGTCACCTTGGAACATAGCCGTCGCATAATCAGATTTAATTGCATATTCTGATAGTGCACCGTTGTCTGGGTTTCCGCCAACTTTACCACTAGGTCTAAAACCAAAATGGGCTTCTGTATTAGCCATAGTTGTTTCCTCCTTAAAAGGTTAAGTTATTAAATTGGAGGTTGAGAAAAGATTAGTCTTTTTTCGAGCCACCAAAAGTTACACGAGTCTGCCTTTCTTGATTGATCGGCATACTTGGGTGCTGTTCCTTCATAAGATCGTTTTCTAAAGCTTCGTTACGATCAGCATTCATTTGTGAATAATATGCTTCACGTTGCTTTGCGAGTTCTTCAGGTATCCTTGCCAGCACAAGGCCACCAACCCCAATCACTCCTGCGTATTTTCCGTCATTCACAGTAGGATAATCATAGTCCGGATATTCGTCGCCTCTTACGAGGTCCCAACCGGATCTGATTTTGCCTGACATGTTCCTAGTATCATCTTGGCCCATGCTTTCAGCTCTTATCCATCTGTGCCTGTATCCATCGGGCGCAGGGGGTGCATCTAGAGAAGATGGAGGAGCCCATACTTTAGGTCTTTCTTGTTTGACCCTAGTTTGACTCACGCGGGAAGTTTTAACAGTTTTAGTTTCTGTATCTTTTTTAGTCATATGCTTATACCTCCTTCGCGGCTAATTGTTTCGCATACTCTTCGAGTGGCACACCTAATCTTTTAGAAATTGCTACCTGTGAGGGTGTGAGCTTCACAGTTTTTCTGCGTCCTTTTGTGGCCGGACGTTTGGCACTAGCTACGTTCTGCACTGGTGCAGGTGTTGTAGATTCCACCACTTTATCAAATTTGTGTGGGAATTCAAGTCTTATTCGTCTGTCTACTTCAGAATAATATTCTTCGCTTGAAGGGTCAAAACCTTCTTCTTCTACAAGCTTCCTATGTATGTCAAATGCAGTGTAAGTCATTGCATTATCAGTACCAAACCATGTATTTCTTGTAGACCAATCTTCAGCTTTAGGGTCTATTTCCTGCGCTGCTTGATATAATTCTTGGCTTGTAGGTATTTGTTGAGCAAACTGATTAACCTCTTGTTCTGGTCTTTGAATAGGTCTTTGCTTTTTTTGTTCTTGTAGGTTCTGTATTTGTCTTAGTCTACCTTCTTCCATAGAAAGTTGAGCTATAGCTCTTTGTGCATCTACTTGAGCATCAATATCACCTGCTTCTGTAGCAGTTTTTAAATTTGCTTTAGCTGCAGCCATACCAGCAGTAACTTTTTGTTCAAGTTCTGTAGCATAGTTTTTACCTAAACTTTCATTTTGGGTTTTTAATTTGGTTGCTTGTTGTTGAACACTTTGTGCGTATGCAATAGCTTCTTCTTTTTGCCTTTCAGCTTCACGCATCTTACGTGTAAGTTTAGCTATTCTTTTGTTAACACCTTCTGAGTATTCGTTGAGTTCGCCTTTTTGAACATCAGACTGCTCAGCAGATTCCTTAGGTGCACTAACGGACTCTTCACTAACTTGTTCGACATCAATTTTTTCTTCCTCTAATGATTGTTCTGGTGCTACTGCATCAAGATCAATCTCTTGTTCTTGTTCTTCGTTGTCTCCAACGTCTATTGTCTTTTCTTCGTCTTGCATAGTTAATCCTCCTATGATTACATTGCGTGCAAGATGTCTTCAGGATTATTTATTGTCCCTAGCACCTCGTCATCGTTTAACATTCTTATCTCACCACCATCAATCTCCATTCGCGATCCTGCATATCGTGCAAAGATCACCCAATCCTTCTCCGCGCACCACGGACCGGTAGGATACTTCTCTTTATCCTTGTAACAAAGATCACCCATCTTTAACACATAGCCAACTTGTGTAGCTACGCGCGCGCGATCTAATGTTTCCTGTGCTATAATAATTCCGCCTTCGGTTTTTTCTTTAACCTTAAATGGCATAACAAGTATACGCCACCCAGTAGGTGTCGGTAACTTATCTAAGTTTGTTTCTTGAGGTTTTGTTTCTTCGTGTTCCGCAATCTTTTTTGCGTCTTGTTCTGCGTTATATTTATCTTCTAATGCGTGTGACTTTGTCATCATCGTTATCTGGCTCCTTAGGGTTTAGCAGGTTAGAGAGTTCCTGTTTAATTTGATCCAACGTGTGAATCTTACCGAGAATATAGTTGTATTTGTCCATACTGTCAACACCACCACCAATTAAAACTTGGCTGTTGTTGTCCATACCCTCGTCTAGTAGTCTTTGTAGTTTATATATTACGTTTATTGGGTCTATAGCTTCTGACATATTTTTTATACTTATCTCCTAGTTTATGCCAAAACTCATCAAGAGGATTAGCTTTTTGTTTACAGCATTCCCCCGAACGTACTTTTTCTTCCGTGTGACAATCACACGTTTTATCTTCCCCCATGTAAGTCCCCCTTACTTTTTCTTGAAAATATCGGCTCCCTTGAGGCCGTATATACTAGCGACGACCCCTACAAATAGCGTCTGGTACCAAAAAGGCAAATTATTAAACTGCTCAAAGAACATGTGCAGTTTGGCTTGTATGTCCGGATCCTCACTAAAGACACTCCATATCAATAAAATCACTGGGGCACTTACAAGCAAAAGCACGAACTCGTCTTTCCATCCTTTGTCGTTAGATTGTCTAACTTGTGCTTGGTACTCCACTTCTCCTGAAGCCATCTTTTGTGCATGCAATAAAGCAGCATCCGACATAAGTATTTTTGCTTTTTGTTTA